AGCGTTCCACAGCCGGGCAAAATCAGTCCCGAAAGGATTAGCGCCGTTCTTGCATAATTCAGCATCAGGCTTCACCACAGCGGCGTCTTTCAGCCGTTCTTCCAGTTCGCGGTGCGACTGTCGCACACGCCTAAGATCGGCTGACAGGGCTTCTGCGGCGGCCTGATCACTTTCCTGCTGGGTCTTCAATCTTCGCAAGTATTGGCTGCGCTGCTTCTCGTAGGCGGCGATTATTGCCGCTTCTTTTGCTGCCAGTTTGCTTTTGTATCGCCAGCCGTTTGTCGTCCACCCGGCTGCGAACACCCCTGCAATCACAGCACCGATTAAGAGGTGTTTTGGCCGGATCAGTTTTAAAAGCGGAAAAGTAATCAACGATAAACGCCTTTCTTCCCATATCAGCACCCGTAGGCTTCAGCAATTACCCTTGCAGAAGCCATCAGATTGTCTATTGTACCATCGTTCGCCACGACGTAGTCGATCAGGTCGTTAGGAATCCCGGCTTCGGACGCGTGCCCGGCGTTGTCCACGTCCAGACCGTTATCGCGCGCAATTTCTACGATAATGCCGCCCTGTTCGCGCACCCATTCCGCTTCGTTTTCAAACCGGACGTCGGGAATGATCATAAATCCGACCTGATCCAGCATGCGTTCAGCCAGCAGCAGCCAGACGTCAGGGTGCACCAGCTCGCGCCCCCATTCGGTGCCCAGTGTCTGCGCCAGATACCGCGGGGACCGGCCGATATCCGACAGGGGCCGTTCTTTCAGTTCCCGGTCTTCCCACATTTCCGGCGGCACACCGAACCCGACGCTGATCATTGTTTTGATCGGGTCTGCGAACCCGTAGCGTTTGAATCCCCTGTTGTCAGTGAAATGCTGCGCGAATGTGTCTTTACCGCTTCCGGCTTTCCCGGTGACGCCGATCAGTTTAGGTTTATGGCTCATTTCTTCAGCTCCCGCACATAGTAGTGAACATCCCGACCTGCCCACGCATAACCCGGTTCATAGAATCGAAATTTTTCGCGAAGTAGGCTGATCAGGCTTCCGTAGTTATTCCACAGGGTGTACGTTACCAACCCATGCAGGCCGTGTCGACGTGCCCAGTTCACACGTGCGCGGATCAGTCGCCGCTGTAGTCCGGCGCCCCGATATCCCGGCAGGACGGCTGCTGCGCACATATACGCCCAGTGTGGTTCGTTCTCAAGGATACGCAGTGACCCGAAGGCCACCGGTTTGTCGCCGTCGTAGGCGATCCAGTGGAAATGTGATCGTGGCCAGAAGTCAGACGGACAGCACGCTTCCCAGATTTCCCGGGCTTCGTATTCCGGACCCTGACGAATTCGAATCATAGCTTCCAGCGGCCATTGATCACGTTCAGTAGTGACCGCTTGCCGTTGGCGTAGACGACCGCGTTCGTGTGCATCCAGCTTGACGGTCCGCGGTTGTACTGCACGCGCAGCTTGCTGTTCGTGCCCACCTGCCAGCAGCCTTCTTCGATTCCCGGGCTGTGACTGTGACCGACGATAGATTTTACGCCAATACGGCGAAGGTTCATTGCGCTGCCCCGGGTACCGTTCGGTCCTATGTCGCCGTGCATACCCAGTTCGACACCCATTGCCGCGGCCGACTGATCACGTTGCAGCAGAACGTGCGCCACCGTCAACAATTTTTTCGCCCAGTAGTGGAACGGGTCGACCGTGTCGGCGCCGTGTTCGGTCATGCGCGTACTGCGCACCATGGCCAGCGCTGTTTCCAGATAAAATTCCATGTGTGACGGATCATTGCGCCAGTCGGTTTCGCGAATCCAGCGTTCCAGACCTTCGTTGTGGTTGCTGGGAACAATGATATTTTCCCGATCCTTGCCGTACGTGTTCAGGTAGTCGCAGGTCAATTGCAGTTCGGCCGGTACGCTCGACATGTGCGCTTGATGCTTGGCAAGGTTGATAAACGGATTATTTTTGTCGTGGTGGTTCTGGCTGTAGTGATCGTAGACGTCGTGCCAGACCAGTTTTTTCGGGTTCAGCACCGACACCATGGAACCCTTACCTTCGAAATTCGCTTTCGCCACATCAGCGTCGGCGAAGGCCACGTGCGTGTCGCCAAAGATCAGTGCGGCGGCCGGTGGTGCAAGTTCTACGCCGTCCGGCGTGTATTTCATATTCAGGTCGATGAATGAGCCGTTTTTCAGTGCACACAATTGCCGCATGTAAAACAGGTCGTCTTCGACTTCGACGACTATCGCGCCGTAGGAATGATGGAATTCGCCCTTCTTGCCCGCGACCGTGTCGGTGTAATTCTCCACCGTACAGGCGCCGGTCGTGGTCATGATTTTAGGCAGTTTGTGGCTGGGCGTCGGGATCGCGCGCAATTGCAGTTTCGGGTGCGCCAGAATGCCGGAACAGGCACCGGTGATCGATTCCATGCCGGTCAATGGCTGAACGCTGGTCGGTTGCGTGCGCACGTCACCCAGCAGGATCAGGTTCCCGTTTATGGCGGTGCGCGACGAATACAGATAGGGGACGACGTCAGGGTGCCACCAGTCGTCGGTCTGGGCTTGTTTGCCCCAGTGACTTGTAGGGTTTCGATACCGGATCGGAACAACGATCAGTTCCGCGCCGTTGTGCTCGCAGTAGCGAAGCAGTGATTGCAGGGTTTTGTGCGGTGGTGTGGCGTTCTGCGCGGCCGTGATCACATACCGCGACGCTGGCGGCAGCTTACGTTCGAACTGCTTGTGCGCCGGTTCTTCGCTGGGCGGTTGCTTCAGCGGATTAGCGGTCGTTTTCCCGCATTCATTACACAGCCACCGCTGCTGCCTGCCATTTTGGCGACTTCGTGTACCATCCTTGACCAGTTTCCCTTCTACGCCGCAATGCGGACAATACATACGCGCCCCCGGTTATTTTTTCAGGCGTTCTATTTTCAGTTTCAATTCGCCGGTTTCTTCCAGAATCAATTTTTCGACTTCCGCACGACTCTTGTCTGCTTCAGCTTGCACCACAGAAAGCACCCTGTCCAGATGTTCGGTCAGTTCTTCGCGCGTGACGCACTGTTTCAGTTTCTGCTGCACGTTGTGCACCCAGTTAATACCGAAAAAAGCAGCGACAGACGCCATGATGCCCGCAGACCATTTCCATAACGTTACCCAACTAACCACTTCCGCCGTCATTCGGTGTTCCCCTTCGCCATTTAAAAAGTGCTATAGCCACGGCAGGAATACCCACGACGGTACCCAGTGCGCTGACGACGGCCGCATTGATCAAGGACACGTCGTCAAACACTTTCCATACAACCCACGTCACAAGGGCATAGGTCCAGATAACCAGAACCGCAGAAATCACCTTGTTTCGTTCCATGTACTGCCACATACTCAAAAAGCCGCCCTCCTAAGCCAGCCCAGCCGAAACGCCCGAAGATCGGGCTTCTGTTCCATTATACCTTCATAGAATCCCCGCTGTAACTCCCGCAGGGTCGCCAGCACGTCGTAGTCGACGTCCAGCAGCGCGTTCATAGCCGCAAGGGTCTTACGACCCACTATGCCGTCGTCGACTAGCTCTTGCCCGTGCCGGGTCGCTGCACGCTGCGCCAGTCGCCACGCCTGTTTACTGCCCATATTTACAGCCATGTCGAAAATCTTATTCGCAAGCAGTTGACTTTTAACACTATTAAGTCGGTTCGGACCCCAGAAACCGATTTCGTAGGCGTGTTTCGCCTGCGGTTCGGTCATTGCCCGGATATCGTGCACGTCCACGTCGCCGTCGCCGTCGAAATCACCCAGCAGATCGCCACGTCTGCGAAGGTAGCGCAGTGACATGCCGTACTTTGTCGCACCGCCGGGGTCGTTCGGATGATCGACGTACCCGCCTTCGTGCTCCAAAACGTGCCTTACTGCGCGATAAAAATTCGCCATTTAATCCACCAGCGGGACCGTGCTTGTCAAAGTTTCCAGTATACCCCATGCGACGACACTTCCGTTCGCCGGGTTTGTGATCTGGAAGAAGATCGGCCGCCCTGTGTTGTGATAATGCAGGATATTCAGTGTCACACCGACCCATTCGGACGGACTCACACCCGGCCGGTCGATACCCGGGAATGACACACCGGCGAACGGTGATACACCCTGACCGTCAGCGACCAGCAGCGCCGGGCTGCCGTCGTCGATGATAAAGAACACCCGGCCGTTGTCGCCCGTACCCGGGCCGTCGTTCAGACGTGCACCATTCGCGAATCGCAAATCAAGTTGATTGATCGACTGCGGACTGCCCGGCGAACCGACTTCTTGAATCAGCACACCCGGCGACACGATCGTGCCGTAAGGAATGCGCCCCAGAAACAGCGCGGGATCGTAGAACGTTGTTCCGCCAGCGTCGGTATAGTCGAATGAGTGAATCAGTTTTTCGCGTGACAACAGACCCGGACTGGTCGTCCTGTGTTTGGCGGTAATTTCGATTCGCAGTCGACCACCTTCAGGATCAACGACCACGCCCAGTATGTCGTTCGGCGTTATAGCGAACGCGTTATTCGTACTTGAATCAACAGCCGTTTCACCCTGCACGATCAGGTCCGGACTGCCTATGTTCGGGCTGCTTTCGTCGTACAGTTCATAGATGTAGCTCAAACCGTCGCCAGCGTCGGCGCCGCCGGGATCAAAGGCCGTGCCGTCGTTGTTTTCACCTTCAATCGATCGCAAGGCGCCATTCGTGCGCCAGTTCCGACGGGTGTACACAAAATCTATGTCGGTGAAGTTGACAGCGACCACCACTGAATCACGATAGCGAACGGTTTCAAGGATCAATTCGTTCGGTGCCAGCGGCAGGTTCACGCGAAAACCTGAATCGACTTGAATCACGTTCGTTTCAATCGCTGAACCTTCCGGAAGCGGACCGCTGTCCTGTGTCGAAGGCAATATTTTTGCATCGACAAAGAACTGATCAGTGAAAGATTCTGACGAAATGCCGGTGCCGCCTTCACTCAAGAACCACACGCGCGAACCCGCGGGCCACCCTTGAATAGCGCTGTCCAGTGCGCCGCGGTAGCAGTTGTTCAACTGAATACCCGCCACCTGCGGCGATCCGCCGATAGACTCCACGGCCTGCGTGTACAGGATGAATTCGCCACCGTCGCGCCCGATATCCGGACTACTGACCGCGTTCGGTGTTACATATACCAGCGTCAACAGGGAATTGATTTCGCTTTCCGGTGCGGCTGACGCGTCGATAACCTGCACCAGACTTTCGCCCGGCAGGGGATCGACTTGAATTGCTTCACTACCCAGCGCCGGGAACGCGCCCGGGTCACCTGTCGCCGGAATAGAATTCCGCAGGGTACCCGCCAGAACGAAATTCGGTGTCGTGCCAGTATTCGTCGTATAGGCGCCGGTCGGCGGCACTGCATTTTCCCGCGTCAGGGTCACGTATTCGTCACCACTTCCGCCCGTCAGTCGCGCCACAGTCGTGATTCGCGGTACCACCAGCGGCGTGTCAGGGTCTTGCAGGTTCATCAGACGCGGTGTTTCGAATATCAACTGATCAACGGCCGCCAGTGCGGCGACGGCCTGCGTCGGCGGCACCCAGCCGGAATCGATCGGGTCGCCGAAACTCGCCGATTGTGAAGTAAACACATCTTCGATCGCATCGACGACCATTTTGTTGTTCGTCAGCTCGCCGAAATTCAGGCGATTCACGCGCATAAGGAAATTCGTTATACCCAGCGGCGGCCATGTCAGCAGAAACAGATCACCCGGCTTCAGTGTGTACAGTTCGCGGTTGACGGAAATCGACGCCTTCGCAAGTGGTGTCGCCAGTGCGCGCAGATCACGCCACGCGATCGCATTTGCCAGCGGACCATTCTTCACACCCATGAACTGTTCGGTCACCGACACGTTCGCGTTCTGAATCAGTTCGTTTGCCATATCCTGCGCCAGACCAAACGATTTCGCGTAGTCTTTGTTCGGGTCGGAATACTCGACGCGCACTTGATTGCTGGTTTCCGACCATGTCGCCCGGCTGAAATCGACGGTTTCCGCAATGGTCTGATCGATCAACGGCAGTGACGTGATCGGACTGGGAATATCCGTGTCGCGGATCAGGTTGAAGGTATACTGGCCGGACGCGACGTCGCGCACCAGCACGCCGTCAACCTGCCGTTCGACTTCCTGAATGATCGCTTCGGCCTTCCGGCTGCCGTCCAGCACCGCCGAAAACCCATTGCCTTCAGTCGCAAGGGTATTTGCAATCGACGTGAATGTGGCTGTGTCGATATCGCCCGACGAAATCGCCAGTCCCCAGTCGCTGTCGGTCAGGATTTCGTACAGCACGTTCATAGGATTAGCGTCAAGGTTATTGATCAGGGAACTGGACGCGGCCAGTCCCAGACCATTCGGTATACGCCGAACCGTGAACTTGAACGGTCGCAAGCTGGGCGAATTGCCGATATAGATTCGTTCTGCGATCACGTAGTGCGTGCCGCGGTACGCGGGCAGGGTATCCGGCGAACTGGTTAAAATGCCTTCCAGATACGTGCTGCGGGCTTGTGTTTCGGTACCCGGAAACACGGTGAAATTTCCGCTTATGCCGCCGCTGTCCTGTCCGAACAGGTTCGGTTCGTTGACACTTATCGTCGCATTATTTACCGGCGTTCCCACCGGAGAAGACGAAAAATTATCAAAAATAGGATCGTCGTCGACACGAATTCGCAACAGACCGTCGCCCGCATTCATCGGACCGCGACACAGTGCGAACTGAAGCCCGACGAAGTATTGGTACCCGACGGTGACCTTCTTCGAAGAAAATAAACCGGTTTTTATCTTTTCACGAATGCGCTGTGTGCGTAAGTCGCCATACCAGACAATATTCGGTGCGCTGATTTCTACCGTTCCCCACAAAAGCGGCACCGAACGACCTTCCGTCGCTGTCGGAAAGTTGAAATCACCCAGACCCGACGGCCGGGCGTCTTCGACTTCCGGTTTCGGTGCGAATAGCTGCGACAAAAGGAACGTCGCGGCGTACACAAGCAGGTAAACGAAAAAGCCCATTTCTTATTCCTTCGTGATCTGTGTCTGCTGAAACGGATTCACCGTCGGCACGAACGGGAAGCCGCCATAGTTCAGGATATTATTAAATTTTTGTGCGCACACGGTCGCCGTATGATCGCACCCCTGAAACGCGTCGATCGTCACCCCGACCACGTCCTGCGTGAATGGAATCAGGATCGTGACCACGTCGCCGACCTGATCCAACACCAGTCGCGGCTGACCGACGCCCGGTATTTCGATGTAGCCGCCAATAAACGGCAAATTTGTAGTCGGCAGGCCGCTGATCTGTATCTGGTTACCGTCGACCGACAACACCGCGCCGGAATGCTGAAACAGCGCCTTGTTGACCTTGCACCGCGTATCGTATAGCACGTGGTTGCACAGTCCCTGATACTGGAACCGCGGAATTTCACGGGTGAACAATTCGTTGAATGGGATACAGCGGAATTCTGCGATCTCATCCTTGAACGCGACCGACGACACGAAGCCTTCGAACATCAGGATACTGGTCGACAGCGACGGCGTTTCGTCCGGCTGAATACGCTGTATCGATACCGTCATTTCAACCGACGGCTGCACGGGAATGAACGGCGTCGCGATATCAGACACAGCAGGCGCAGTCAGCACTAATTGCGTCGACTTCTGTTCGCGAGACTGCACCGGGTTTCCGCGCTTGATCGATAGCGGCAAGTAGTCCGTGCCCAGAAACGACACCGTGCCTTCCGCGCTGGTATAAAAGAACTGATCCGAACCCTGCACGAACGTGTACAGTTCGACCGGGCGCGAACCTTCAATACTCTTTTCAAGTGCGTCAGTTGTTGCCATTATTGGTCGTATGCCCCCGCTACCGGTGCGTCTATCTGTGAGTCGATCGCGTCGCCCAGTGTGTCGGACCACCGGTGAATCAGTTGCACGGCGTCGGCGTCGAAGCGCGATTTCACAAGGAACGCGATCCGTTCCACTTCGTCAATGTTGAATGCGATCGGTGACGTCGGCGAAATGTCGATACGTTCCACAGTCGGCGACAGTTCGCTGCTGCCGGTGATCTGGAAATACACAAAGTTCTGACCCGGCACCCATGACGGCGGACTGCCGCCCAGTACCGGTTCGGGACTGCCCGCCTGTGGCGCGACACCGTCTTTCAACTGGATCACAATGAAATTAA